GATGTTGGTGTTTCTAACACTGGCGATGTTTCCATCACTGTCAACTCTGGTGGTATTGGTTATGTGAATGGCGATACACTCACTATTGCTGACTCTGATATTGGTAACTCTGGTGCTCCTAATGTCACGTTTGATGTAAGTGGTCTGGGTGGATTCCAATACAATGGTGTTGCATCTTCAGGTAGTGCTAATGGCATCAACGCTACATTTAACGTAACCATCGATGGTGATGGTGCTGCTACGGTTGTCCAGGTTGCTAATGGTGGTATTGCATATGCAGTTGATGAAACTGTAACTATTCAAGATGCAGTTCTTGGTAACAATGGCGGCAATCCGCTGACATTTGATGTTGCAACAATCACTGCTCCAACAACATATACCAATGTTCCTGCAACTAGCACAACTGGTGTTGGTACGAATGCAAGATTTGATGTAACAATTACTGCTGGTGGTGCTGCATCGATCACGGTCAACAACCCGAATGCAGGTTTGTCATATGCACCTGGTGATCAACTGTCTATTGCCGATTCTGATCTTGGTAATAGTGGTGCTGCTGCATTGACATTTGATGTCAGCACAATCAAGGCACCTCCTCTCTATACTAATATTTCCACAACAACCAATGGTAACGGTTCTGGTCTGGTTGTTCAAATTACTATTGACTCTGCTGGTGCAGTTAACTTTATTAATATTGTTCAAGCTGGTAGCGGTTATGTCGTTGGTGACACAATTACTGTTGCTGATAGTGATCTTGGTAATACTGGTGCCTCAGATGTAACGTTCCAGGTTGCGTCGGTATCTGGTGGTGCAATTTATACCAATGTATCTCCTTCTTCTACCTCTGGATCTGGTACTGGTGCAACATTCAACATTACTGTTGATGCAACTGGTGGAATCACGAACATTGGTATCGTGACTCCTGGTAGAGGATATGCTGTAAATGAAGTTATCACCATCAACGATTCTCTTCTGGGTAACAGAGGTGGTGCGGCATTTACATTCCAAGCAGCAACCACTCAAGGTATTACATATACAGGAATCACGTCTTCCGATTGGACCGTTGCACCTACTGGTGGCACTAATGCAGTATTTGATGTTGTAATTGATAATGTTGGTGCTATCACTAGCGTCACTCCAACAAACCGTGGTCAAGGATTCTCGGTAAACGATATTGTCACCATTCCCGACTCTGCTTTGGGTGGTACTGGTGCAGCAAACGTTCAGTTTACTATTAATACAATTCAAGGTCACACTTACAATGATGTGACACCGAGTTCTGTAACAGGAAGTGGTGAGAATGCTACTTTTGACATCGTTATCGATGGTGCAGGTGCAGCGACAGTCACCTCCGACAATCCTGGTCAAGAATTCCAGGTTGGTGACACATTTACTGTTACTGATGCACAACTTGGCAATTATGGTGGTGCATCACTAACTTTTGATGTTGCGACTCTGCAAGCAATTACCTACAGCAATATTCCTGCTTCTGGTGGCACTGGACAAAATGCAACTGTTGATGTAAACGTTGCAGCAAACGGTGCAGTTACCGTTGAGATGAACAAAACTGGTAGAGGTTACACCGCAGATAACACTCTTACCATTGCTGACAGTCAACTTGGTGGTTATGGTTATAGCAACATAACTTTGGATGTTGCTACTATTATTAACGTATTTGATACTACCAAGCAAAATCGTGGTACAGCAGCACTGTTCAACGCAACTGATGCTGAGATTGATACTGCTGTTAAGAAGTATGGTGAGGCATCTCTGAAGTATACCGCTGCAAACCACTTTGCAATTACGGATCTAGATCTGAACACCCCCGAGTGGACTCTGCAAGCATGGTTCCATATTGACTCTGCAGTACATACTGCTGCAAATAGCACTCCTATTTTCTTCGAGACACATCCTAATGATGGTAGTGCACCTTCCAATACGCTGAAACTGTATATCGATGGAAACAGTGGTAGTTCTGATTATGGTAAGGTCAAACTAGACTTCCAAGGTAGTGAGGCAATTGAATCTTCAAGTGCTACCGTTTGGCAAAACTTCGCTGCCAATGCATGGGTACATATTTCTCTTGTAAAAGCAGAACCAACTCTGGGCAGTTATACATACACCATTTTCAGCAATGGTACTCAACTTGCTCAGTGGACTAATACTACTAACATTGGTATTGACAAACTCTACGTTGGTGGTGGTCAAACACCGACAACTTCAACTAGCATCATCGGTCACATCGATGACTTGGTTGTTGATGATGATGCACAATACACTGGTTCCTCCTTCACTGCACCTGAAGCAGAAATTGCGGTTAGAACCAATGATTCCAGTCTTGCTCTTGTTAAGTTGGATCGTCTCCATGACAAGCGTGGCACTTATACCTTGACAGGTCTGAGCAATCATACTCAAGCAGTTATTGTAGAGAATACCAATTGGACATACAACAATCAGACTGCACCTGTTATCACTAACTGGAATATTGGACCAGGTGGTCTGCAAATTCTGGACTATGCCGATGTCAATGGTCAATTGACAACTGGTATCTACAACTTTACCAATACAGGATTTACTTACGGTTCTAAAACTTCAACAGTTCCATCTCCTGGTGGCAAGAAGTTGGTAATCAACCCCACAGTTATTCCTAAGTATTATATTAAGGATGCTCGCTATCAGAAGATCGATAGTGTTCAAACTTTGACTCTGAACCAAGATGTCCGTTTCACCAAGGGTGAAATCCTGCAACAGTACAATGATGCTGGTTCAACCCAGCGTTACGGTACGATTGTTGAGGTACCTACTGGTACAGAATCAAATCCTGGTGTTGGTACAACCTACAAGATCGGTAATATCTTCCCCGCAGGGGCAACATTTGATTTAAGTCAAAAACTGAGATCCACATCTGCAACAGATGCCCTGGTTAATGTCATCAGTGGTATCTCGTTTGTTGGAGAACGTGCATATGAAGAGTGGGAGCAGGCAAAGGCATATACTGCTGGTACTGTTGTCTATTCTGACGGTAAACTGTATACCGCAACAACAACTGCAACCTCTGGCACCAACGAACCTACTCACGAGACGGGTAATGCATCTGATGGTGGTGTATCTTGGGATTATACTCAGGGTTCAACCAATCCAATTGAAATTGATCTTAACAACACTCCATATCCAACACCCAAGCAACCTCTTTGGGAATCTCTGATTGTATATGACATCGGTGATCAAGTTTATTTCGGTAGAAATCTCTACACTTGTAGTGTTGCTGGCCGAACATCTAAGACTGCACCTACCCATACTACTGGGACTGCAACAGATGGTACTGTCACCTGGACTCATACTCAGACATTTGATCCTCTGAGTGATTATGCAACTTTCAAAGACTTTGAAGCGGATGAGAACTGGTATTCCATCCGAGTCGAAGAAATCTTTAGCGATTCCAACTTCATTGCCAATGATAGTCTGAGTATTGGTGGCACTGTTACTGTCAATCCTAAGGAAAACCAACCGACAGTATTGCAGGTTAACAACGTAACTTCACTCAAGAAGATCACTGTCAATGCAATTCTTGACAAGACCATTAAGGTCTCATCTCAAACGAGATCTGATGAAGTCTTCTGTGTTGCTAATTCTAGACACAACTTCAAAGCAGGTGACATTCTGTTTACCGAAGGATTTACAACCAATGATTTCAACGGTTCGTTCTTCGTTAAAGAGGTATTCTCCTCTAGGAATTTTACTTTCAAACTGCGTGCGGTTCCTGCTGCTGAACCTGCATTTGTTCAGAACAGCATTGCTAGAGTTCAAATTTACACCAAGCACCCAACTCTTACACTGACAAGAAATCACAACTATATCTTCGATATGAGTGATTCTTCCAACCTTGGATATTACTTGTCATTCTCTCAGGATAACGAATTCAAACTTGAATACTCGTTCAACAATATTGAAAGAGAAGGCACCCCAGGTGTATACGATGGTACTAATGCACCATTCGTTAAACTCAAGGTTGATGGTCAAGTTACCAATATTTCGTACTACTTCGATCCTTCTAGAGTTGGTGCTAACTCTCCTGTTGGCGGAACATCATTTGTGGATGTTAAGAAGACTCCGTTTGATGGAACATATGTTGTTAATGAAATTGAAAGCGACACTATCTTCAAGTTCCCTCTTGATCGTGAACCTGAGTTCACAAATGCAAATGTGGGCGAAGATGATCAGGACGTTCCTTACTCCACATACTCCACGACTTCTAGGCGTGCAATCGGACCTATTGCGAGTATCAAACTGATCTCGAAGGGTGGATTCTATAAGAAGTTGCCCGTCATCTCTGACATTGCATCTTTCCGTCAAATTGAGCGTATTAATATCGTATCTGGTGGTTCTGAGTATGCTATCGGTACATATGATCAAGTGCCCATCCTTGGTGATGGTGAAGGTGGTCTTTGCCGCATCACTGTTGCAGTAGATGAGGAAATCGGTTCTGGTACTATTACTAGCGTCGTTATTACTGATCCTGGCAAGGGATACACTACAGGTAGCATCGATGTTGATTCGATCCAGGGTATTCTTGGACCCCAGTTGACTGGTTCTGGTGCAGATCTGCAAGTTGTCATTCCTTCGGAAGGTAGTGGAGCATCCGTGTTCCTGACAGGTAAGAATATTGGTAAGATCAAAAAACTTAAGAACAACGAATTTGGTTATGGTTATTCCCATGACTATACACTGAAACCAGAGATTACATTCCCTGTTAACCTTCAGTTGTTCAACACCTCCATTCTGTCCCAGATTAAGATCACAAATCCTGGTGCTGGTTATACCTCTGCTCCTAGCGTTATCGTTGAAGGTGGCGGTGGTTTCGGTGCTGAAGCAGTTGCAATCGTTAGAAACAACAGACTGAATGAGATTCAAATTAAGAATCCTGGTGCAGGTTATTCTTCCGAACCGACTGTAACCCTGAAGTCTGAGTTTAACTACGTTGTCAACCTTGACCTGAACTATCTGCAGTTCAACTTCCCACATGGTATTACACAGGGTGCTGCTATTTCGTTTAGAGCAGATGATATTGGTTCAACTGAAGGTGTTCTGCCCAAACCGAGCTCTGCTGGTTTGACCAGTTTGGTTGAAGGTCAGACTTACTATGCTATTGCTGGTGAAGCAAACTCTCTTGAAAATGATCAACTGAGATTTGCTCTTACACCTGCTGATGCTGAGTCTGGTAACTTTATTACTTTCCTGACACAGGGTGATGGTCGTCAAGTTCTGCTTACGGAAGTCTTTGGTGGTCAAGCAGAAGCAATCGTTGAAACTTCTAGATTCCTTGAGGGTGAAGAAGTTTACATGGGTGATAGCGAAGAACTTGCTACTGTATTTGCAACCGTATCTAAGAATGATGGTTGGCAGATCGGTCCTAAGATCTTGAAACTCATCAATATTCGCGGTGAGTTTGTTGCTGGTCAACGTGTTAACGGTACAGTCTCCCGTGCATCTGGTGTTATTGACAACATCTCCCTTGCTAAAGGTGTTCTGAATATCGGTTCTCTGACCGAAACACCTGGTAAGTTTATTGATGACGTTGGTAAACCTTCGGAAATCGTACAAAAGATTCAAGACTCCTACTTCTATCAGAACTTCTCCTACGTTATTAAGACTCAAAGTCCTATTAACCTCTGGAAGGAACAAATTCTGGAGAACAACCACCCAGCTGGTTTCAACATGTTTGGTCAGTTGCAACTGACTGGTGGTAAGGACGTTTCTGGTCGTAAAGTTGGAACTGAGTTCATCAAACAGGTGAACATCAACGAATATTCCAACGTTAATGAAGTTACGTCGTTCGCTGCCGCCGAACCTCAATATTCTGACTTCAATAACACTGAAGTTCTGTTCCGCAGAAAGCGTTTGACCAACTCTGAGGAAATTCTTACTTCTATCGTTAAGAAGTTGGATGATATTGCTGGTGACTTTGATGGTATTGAGAAGTCCTTCCCACTCCGTGTTGAGGGTGAGCAAGTTATTGTTAATAACAACCAACTGCTCATTCTTCTGAACGGCGTTGTTCAGGCACCTGTCGATTCCTATGACATTGTTGGTGGCAACATCGTCTTCAAAGAAGCACCAAAGGCACCGTCCAAAGTTCTCTACAGAGATGCAACTGTTGAATTCCTGCCTATCACTAGACTCACACTGAGCAATGTTTCGGGTATTTTCCCTGAAATTGGATATCAAATTAGTGGTGCTGATAGTGATGCAGTTGCAACAGTTCTTGCATCTAGTGGCAATACCCTTGATATTGTTGATACTGTTGGTGGACCTTTCCAAAACAACGAAAGAATTGACGTTAGTGCTCTTGGATTTAGTGCACTGATCGCGAGTCAAGAAGTTCTGAGTCAGGATAACCTGTATCAGTTTGATGAGACTTTGGTTTGCACTAACCGTTCTCGTGGCAACCCAACTGCACAAATCAATGCCATCAACTTGGCTGATGATGGCACTGCAGGAAATGACATTGTGGTGTCTAAGACATCTGGTACTGCTAAGTATGAGACAGGTGTATTTGACTTCCGTCTGCAGGACATTGTTTACTCGAACAGTTCTAAACTTGCTGCAAGGATTACTGTACTTGCTCCTTATCGCGATCCAATCACTAACGATGTTGTCGATACACAAGAACTGACCGCTGGTTCTTCCTTCTATGGTCTGCTCTTTGAGCGTTTGATTAGTCAGTCTTATCCGAACGTTCTTTTGGATGATATTTCCAAATCCAGTATCACTCCTACCGAACTGCTGGATGCTGATGAAAGAATCAACGCAGACTTCCTTGACTTTGAAGAAGTACGTTCTTCTGAAATCACCTACACGGACCTCAACACTGGTGTCTTTAGTGAAGGTGATACGGTAAGAAATATCAAGGTTAATTACAACAACCCGATCCTTGGCACCTCCTATGGTGTTGCCGCTAACCGTCATGCTGACGGTAGCTTCATGATCAAGGGTAATAAAGATGAGATCGTTGATTTTGCTGCAGCAGAAATCGCTGTAGAGCATCCCGACTTCTACTATCCTGGAACTCCTCAAACTGATGGTCGCTCACGTTTCCGTGATGCATATCGTCTGATCGAGAAGAATAAGGAGTATATCGTTGCCAAGGCATATAACGATATGGTTCTCCAGTATCCTTCACTGGTTGTACCTAATCCTAGTAAGTGCAAGCGTGACATGGTGTACTATGTCGAAGCTGTGGCATATGACACATTTGCAGGTGGTAACAAGTATGCACGTAAGTTCATCCAAGAATATTACAACAACGGTAACCAACTGTATATCAACCAACAGGTAACTGAAACTGTTTGGGCATACAACAAAGCGGCGACTTACATGAAGTCGGCAATCGCTAACCAACTCAGCGGTACTGAAGTTGTTGATGGTGTAACTTACAAAAAATATCGCGATACTTCTCTCACCTCAGGTCTTGCAACTTATGGTGGTTCAGGTAGTGCGGTGCCTAATGACAACAGTGGTGCATGTGCTGACGTTCAGGCAGCAATTGATACTCTGGCAAACACCATCGGTGAAACTCTTCTGGGTAACCAGAACTTCAGCGATATCACTGCTACCGAACCCGCAAATTACAACTCTAACGAAACCAAGTGCCGTAGAGATATTGGTCTCTTTGTGGATGCTTTGGTTGCTGATGTTAGAAGTGGTGGTAACGTCAACGTTGTCAACTTTGCTAAGTCCTACTTCGAGGGCACAACATTCATCAACAATGGTGTTGTTGGTGAGCAGGCAGAAACCTGGACTGCCCTTGCTAAGGCAAGAGATCTTGCTTACAGAGCAATTAACAACCTGATGTACTACAAGGTTATGCCTACCAGCGGTGCAGGTGCCGATGGTGTGTACAACCTTAATGATCCTTCAACATATGATGGCACTACAGCAGTTGTTGAATTCACTCCTTCTGCTGCCACATATACGCCGAACAACGGCAATATGGTCTTGACCATCGGTACTCATACTCTGACGACTTCGGATACTGTAAGAATCAGACCCCACTCTCTCCGCTTCCAATGCACAAGTGATGGTGGTCAACAAATTCTCACATATCCCGAACCATATTCGACTTCATTTGAGTCTGATCTCGCAATCAGTGCAACCAGCGGTACAACAATTACTGTAAACGTTGGTGCATCTCCTCTCCAGCAGTTCACTCCAACTGGTGCTACCTATAACCCTGCGACGGGTGACATGGTAATTACTATCGGTACACATACTCTGGAAGTTGGTAAGAAGGTAACCATTGCAGATCAATCGATCTCCTTCACTTGCACACAAGACGGTAACGTTGCTGTTCAGTCATATCCTCGTACAACAGATATGGCGTCTCAAGCATCCCTGATGATTGAGGCTGTAACTTCTACAACGATTACCGTCAACGTTGGTACATCACCTTCTGATCAGCAGTATCCTCACACATATAGTGGTGCTACCGCCAATGCAATCTCTGCTGGTGGTGGATATGCTCATACATTTGTCGATGCTGATACTAACGCTGTATACACTGGTGGTGGCGTAACTGCACACACTTACGATGATGATTATGCATCTGGTAATAGACAGTCCGTTTCTAACTGTGCAAACGTACAAGCAACAATCAATACTCTGACTGACATTGGTCTTAAGACCATGGCAGCAGGTAATTTGGATTACATCAATGGTCTTTCGAGTGTTGATGATGGATCCTTTAATGAGGGTGAAACCGTTCGTGTCAATAAGATTGCATACAAGGATAAGTCCTCAGGTCTGTTCGCTACTGGCGATGTAATTACCGCTAAGACATCTGGAGCAACATTTACTCTTGCAGGTGTTAACTCTGGTCTGAAGTGGTTGTTTGCTGATAACAGTGGTGTTACAGGAACCCTGCAGGATCGTGAATATCTCACCAACTCTACTCTGACAAACCCTGGTTCTGCACAGGTGACTCAGAGTGTGGTTCAAGTTGAAGATAGACTCACATCTAACACTAAATCACTGAAGTTTGTTGCCAACTCATATCTGAAGCAAGTCGATTCTTATGACTTTGACTTTGGAACTGGTAACTTCACATTTGAAGCTTGGATTCGTCCTACAGGTATCAGTGGTACACAATACCTCTTCGACCTACGTAAAGGTTCCGCTACTACTGGTCTGAACATCAGAATGGTTGACCAAACCCTTCGTGTTTATGATCACACCACCAGTATTATTCTTTCTGCCAATGTCTTCACGACAGCAAATACTTGGTATCACATTGCAGTGATCAGAAATGATCAAGTTATGCAGGCATATGTGAATGGTACTCAGGCAGGTAGTAATGCAAGTAATAGCACAGACTTCGGTCATGCTCCTTGCTTTATCGGTGCTGATCGTAATGGTTCTAGTGGATTCATTGGCAACATGGATAACGTTGCCGTGAGAAAGGGTGTTGCAACTTATACCGCTGCATTCACCGCACCTACCAACATCGATTTTGTCGATGATTCAAACATGGTTCTTGGTTTGAATGGTGAAACTCCCTTCATCGTATCCACAACTGAAGTTTACGCTAAGTTCACAGGTCAAACAATTTCTTCTGCTACTGCTAAGGCAATCGACTTTGATAGCAAGCGTATTGTTATTGAAGATGTTGATCTTTCTCGTGATGGTCACAGAAAAGCAGCAGAGATCATCGAGAAGAATGATACCTGGATTGCTGAGGTTGCTGTCGGCAGAATGCAGACAGAATACCCCGACTTCGTTATCCCTGGAGATAATGCAGCACTGCAGCAGTACGGTGGTACAACAGCATGTATTCGTGATACCAGAGATTATATCCTGGACGCCATTATCAAAGACCTCAAGTATGGTGGCAACTACTACACCACAACCATTGCTAGAGGATATCTTGCAACAGATGGTTCTGTTGACTTCGTTGAAAAAGAACTGCTACAAACACTCTATGCTTGGGGTGAAGCAGGAAAACTTTGTAAGTATGTTGTCACAACAACAGACACAGATCTGACTGATCCTGAAACTGAAATCCTCCGTATTCCTCATGGCATTTCTGGTGGTGCTGCCACTATCGTTACGGATGAAATCGATTATCTAACTAACAACATTCTGGACATCCTCGGACCCACTGGCGATCGTTTCCGCGACGCTGGTAACTCCCTGTGGAAGAATAGAACATACATTGCTGAGGAAGCAGTTGGTTACATTCAGAACAAGTGGAACGTTGAAATCAACGGCACTCAATATGACAAACTCGTCATGCCTGGTTATGGCGAACCCTATTGCTTGAGAGACCTCAAGGACTTTGTTATCCCTGCAATCATCACTGACTTGATTACTGGTGGTAATTCTTCTACCAATAATGTTATTGATCGTTACTTGGATAGTGATCAAGATATTCTCCACGTCGATGAAGAACTTCTTCCGATGCTGGATGCGATCGAATATACCAAGTATTTGTCACTGAAGGCAATCAACCAACTTCTCGTAACTCAAGGCAATGCTCCTCCAGCGGCAGAGGGTGCTGATTATGCTGATGATTATTACATCGCACAATACACTCTGCAGACAGCATGGAGACAGCAAGACGATGCCGTCTATAACCAGAATGATCCTCAGGGTTATGACTTTAACCGTCCAGATATCCACAGATATCTCGATGCTGCAAACATGATCGAAACCAATAAGGAGCAAATTGCTGCTGAGGCGGTCATGACAATGAATGATCTGTCTAAGTTCTCCAACATCCGTGTTCCTGGCGGTCAAGTCAACTGCATGGATGACGTTAAAGATTACTTGGATGCTGTCATTCATGACCTCCGCTTGGGTGGTAACAGCAAGGTCTATGACGCTGCTGAACTCTACATCGAACCCGAAGATAACTCTCTGAAGCATATCGAGGGCGAAGAAGAGGCATCTATCTACGTCTATAAACTGGCGAGAGATATGGCAGTCCTGACCATGAGAAATGGTTTCGGAAAAGACCTCGTATACGGATATGCTTCTGGTGAAGAAGATGATCCTAGCGTTGAATCTTACGATCAGAATCCCCAGGCATCACGTTATGTTGACGCTGCAAATATCATTGATAGAAACATTCGTTTCATCGCTGAGGAAGCAGTTCATCGTACAACCCAGGAATATCCCTCATTCTCCATCAATGGTGGTGCAGCAGGTGGTAGATCTGGTGGAGTAACATTCACACCAACCGCTGCAACTTATGATGCGGCAACTGGTGATATGGTTCTTACCATCGGTGCTCACACTCTGACTACGAATAACAAGGTCTACATTGAACTTGAGTCGATTGTATTTACATGTGCACAGGACAATAACACTACCGAACACGCATATCCTCGCAATACTGACCCTGCGTTCGATGCATCTCTGGCAATTAGTGCTGTTGGTGCAGACACAATTACGGTCAACGTTGGTGCATCACCTGTTGGTCAGCGTTACGCTCACACATTCGTAAGTGCCGAACCCAATGCAGTCACAACTGCTGGTAGTGTCGATTGTGTACACGATATCACTGACATCCTGCAAGCACTGGTCTTCCACCTCAAGTATGGTGGTAACAGCAGAATTGTGGATGCTGCTCAGTTCTATGTAAATGCTTCTAACGCTCTCCTGCACGTATCATCTCAGGCAACTGAAACGGTATTTGCGATGAACGAAGCGAAGAAGATCATGTTTGACGTGATGCGTAACGTTCCTACCATTAACACTGGTAACCACGTTCACAACTACACTCAGAAGTTCTACGAAGATCTTGACTTCTATCCATACAGAGATCGCTCCCGTGATAATCCCACGATGGAGTTTGCCAACCTTGCTGGTTCTACCAGTGCAAACAAATATCGTGCTGGTGACGCATACTGGTTGATTCGTAATAACGCTCGCTATATTGCAGAGGGTACAGTTGGAATGTTTGCAACAACCAATAATTGGAATATCCCTGGTGGAAATGTCAACTGTGTAGATGACGTTGAACGTATCATCCAGTCCGTTGCATATCATGTTGCATACGCTGGTAACTCCTACATCTATGACATTGGTGAGGAATACGTCAACAATCCCCACCTGTCTTCCCAAGAAAGACAGTATTCTGCGTCGATCATCTCGTACATTAGGACTAACATCATCTCGCATGTTATCCGTAACGATCTGATCCCGACAAACATCACTTCCTCTTGGGGTCCTCACACATCACTGACTCAGTATCGCGATCTCACGATTACTGTTGACGTGACGCAACCAGAATGTCCTACTGAGGTTTCTGCAGCACAAACACTGATGCAGACCGTTGAAGATATTCTGACCGCCAACTCCATGTCTGGTCAGACACGTACGGTTGCCAATGGTGGTGGTCCTTGCTCTAACGTTGAGTCTTCTATCGATACAATCATGCAGATTGTTACCGATACTATCAGCACACCTACATCACTTGCTGGCGTTACTCGTACGTTGCCCGCAGTTTGGCCGATTAAGTATTCTGGTAACGTTGGTAACCGCGATCTCACGGTTACTTACGACAATGCTGCATCTGGTTGGAATTCCACTTGTGCCACTATTGAGTCTGCTATCAACACACTGTTCGACGTTGGTATTAACACCATCGAAGCAGCATGGTTGGGCAATACTCCTCACCTGGGCACAATCACCAGAACGGTTCCCACATCCATCTACACGAACACCAAGTATCAGGCATATACCTGCTACAACGTGCTCTCTGCAGCAACAACTCTCTATGATTTGTTGAAGACTACTCTGGGTGCTGCTAAGCATACAGATCACACCATCGCTGAGTTCATCAGATTCAACGATCATGCGATCAAACAGAAAGCAATTGCCCAAACTGTCGCACAGTATCCAACTGGTGATAATCCAGATGAGGCATATGCACAGTTGGTTATTGAAGCAATGCTTTATGACCTTGCAACAGGTGGTAATGCAGGTGCATTTGAACTCGCGGGTACCTGGTTCGATGGTGACGGTACATTTATCGCCTATCCTGGCGTTGACCGCATCCGTCTAATCTTTGCACTGAACAAAGTTCGCGAATATGCGAAGGATATTGTTCAGAATTACAACGGCACCGCATGGAATGGGTATGATGTTTACTATCCCCCTCAGGTTGGTGGTTATCAACCAAGAGTTGAGTGGAACAGAGAATACTCTGAATTCACCATGGACTCTTCTCTCAACTGCCTGGAGTTTGCACTTGAGCGTTCTAGCTTCCCATCAGAAAATATCGTCACATTTGTGGCATCTACTGACGCTGTAAACTACAGCAACACATATGATGAAGGTAATGATTACAATACGGATCCTGCTCTGGTTCTGCTGACGCCCACGATTGAAGTTGGGTTTGAGCGTGAAGAAAACCGCGTACGCATTAATAGAACCAACTTCTTCCGTCGTGGTGATCTCTTGACTTACACGCTGGCATCTGCAGATACACTTGACGGTGCTAATGATCAGGACTTCTACTATGTTCTGAATGCTCAGGCAGATTGGTTTGAAATTGCTCGCGTACCTCAACATGATGGACGTTATCTGCCATTCCGTTTGGATACTACTAACTCAGGCAACCAGCGTTTCTCTACCGCACGTCGCTCTGGTATTACTAGAAAGACTATCAACTACGGTACTCGTGACATCAATACTCCGATTTCGGGTGGATTCAATATTGCAGATGTCATCATTGGCACAGCAACAGGTGGTATCTCCGAAGTATCAAGTCAGATTATCAATAAAGCGAAAGTTATTAAGACCTTCAAATACTTCGGTCTTTCCGCAATGTCTGAAACGGCATTCATCAATGGTGAAACCGTTCAAGTACAAGGAAGCACTGGAAATAACGGCGTTGCCCTGCAAGTTACATCACGCGATGAACTGAACAACGGAAGCATCCGTCTCAGAAGCATCACGGGTACAATCTCTCAAGGAGATGTTCTTGAGGGTGTCACTAGCGGTGCAACTGCAACTGTCACTTCCACGATCGAAGATCGTCTGCTTATTAATACTAAGTTGGGTGAGTTCTTGCAGGGAGACTGGATCTTCAAAGATACAACTTCTACAGAAGCAAAAGTTTCCGTATACAACAACAAGAAAGGCGTTCTCACGGGCAACAGTGGCGGTCGTATTACCATCGACGTTGAAACAATCAACAGTGCATGGGATTCTGGAGATGTTATTTACGGATCTAAGACTGAAAAAATTCTTGATCTTGTGGGTATCCGCGATGGTGGCACACCGATCACCATCAATAGCTACATCTTTGGAGAGAAAGTCATTCGCCTGTCTCTGTCTAGCGTTACACGCGATGTTGGTTACACAGGTAACTTCAACAAAGGCGATGAAGTTTATCTGCTTCAGGGTACAGCAATCGCTGTTCCTGGATGGACTGGATATGTCACCAACTGGGATAATCGTCCTGATGAGGGTGTCAATGATCTGTATATCGCAAGTGTTTCTGGTGATCCCAGCATCCCAGCAAGCACGGTCGGACAAGGTGGTTACAACATCGGTAAGTTTGAAAACCTGAATAACTTCCCAGTCATTTACGGTTCTGTTGGTACGTATACCGAGACTGCATATTCTTCTTACGGTAAGATCGTTGCTATCGAGCAAAGTGGTATTACCGCCCGCGTATGGTTGGAAGATGTGGTTGGTGTATTCACCGACAACATGACTGTCATTTCCGACGGTGGTTGGCAAGCAGGTGCATCTAAAGCTAAGGACTTGATTGGTCGTGTTGATCGTTACTTCCGTGGATTTGACGGTGTACAAACAACCTTCAAACTCACTATTGCGAACGGTGAGCAATACCTGCCTGATCCTGCGGGTCATATGATGATCTTCGTGAATGGTATTCTGCAACCACCTGGTGCAAACAACGCATTCACAGCGTCCTCCGATGAAATTACATTCACTGAGGCACCTGAGGTTGGATCTGAGTTTATCGGTTACTACATCGGTAAACTCCGCCAACTGGATGATATCAGTTTCGAGTTTGACTCCTTGCGTTCTTCCTTCAACCTGAAGATTAACGGTGGATTCTACTCACTGACTCTGACAGAAGGTGTTTCTTCTAACACTATCAAACCTGAAAATAACATCATTGTCTCGCTCAACGGTGTTATTCAGGAACCTGGAATTGGTTACACGTTGGTTGGTTCTAGAATCATCTTCGCTGAAATTCCTCGTGCAGGATCCACATTCGTGGCATTCTCCTACGTTGGTTCTGAGACTGACGTTATCGCGTCCTACGTCGTTCCCCCGATTGAGGCAGGCGATAAACTCTTCATCGAGGGTGAAGATGAGGATAAGGGTCGTGAGGTTGCTCTTATTGAGTCTTCTAACTCCCTGGTCACATTCGAGTACACAGGCACGGTCAAAGGTCGCAACGCATCTGCATTGGCAACTATCCGCCAAGGTACGATCGATAAAGCAATCATTACCAACCCTGGTAACGGTTACACCTCGCGCCCGAGCGTTGCAGTCATCTCCTCTAGCGGATTTGACGGTCGCATCCGCGCACTGATGGGTATCGCAAGTGTTCAGGTAAGGGCACCTGGCGTTGGTTACGCTCTCCCACAAGTCGCAGTTGAGACTACAGTTCCCGATGACTTTGTTACGCCTGAGGGTGCACCTGTCAACGGTGGTCTGGATGTTTATGCTGGTGAAGGTATTGACCCGAATACTGGAAATCCGATCGTAATTGAAGCTGGTGCAATTGCAATCACTCGCAATCCTTCCAACGTGACTGTCAACCAAGGTCAGACAGCAGCATTCACAGTTATCGCGGTCTTCAATGCTGAAGATGGCGATCCTGTGGGCACAACTGAAGGTCTGAACTATCAGTGGCAGAAGAAGAACTACGGTGAGACTAACTGGACCAATATCACTGGTGCAAACCAGGCAACTTACAGCACGCTGTCTGCTGCACAAGCAGATGACGGTGATGAATTCAGAGTCGCGATCACATATGCAGGTGCAACGCCTGTCTACTCCAACTCTGCTGTCATGACAGTACAGACTGGTGCAACTGTGATCTCCAACTTCGTACCGAACTCCATCTTTGAACAATAAATAGTCAAAAACCATGGCAGCAACAGCATCCTATGTACCTGCGACAAGGATCCTTACTGTAGATGGCGACGGGTTACCTAATCCCGTTGCCTACGGTACGTTTCCTAATGCCAATAACCCTAACACGGTTACGGAACAGGATTTTGAGCACGACTTCTATTACAGAGGTGGGACTTTTGGGATTGAACGAACGTTTGATTCCAATACCTATGCTCAAGAAGGATTTGCTATCAATATCCCATTGTCAGTTGCAGACAACGCATTGTTGTCTAATAATCAGGAGAGTGGAGATATTCGTCCTGGTGACAATCTGCTATTCGTTTTTAGTGATGGTCGTAAGAAGAAGTTTGTATATAATGGAACTACATTTACTTCGACTGCTGGGTACTGTTGGCGTAGTACAGACACCAATCTACAGTTGATTGTTGAAGATTCCAATTATTCAAAC